TGGTCGTCCGAAGGCTCGGAATTTTTTTAGCGTCAAAAATTTGGGTTACTTAACGGCCTTAACTAATATGTAGGCATAGTACTTAACAAATCAATAATGCTGATAACATTTGCAGATTTAGCGCAGCTCAAAAACGTGTCACGCAGTGCAGTTAGCCAAAGAAAACGAACAGGGATTTTAGAGGGCGCATATGTTAAGCACAACGGCAAAACACTACTTAACAAAGAATTAGCGGTTGAGTTATGGGATAAAAATAGTGTTCCAGCTCCTAGCCCGATTACAGCGGAAACAAAAAAGGAACTAAAGAAACAGGTTGATGAAACGCCTGACAATCAAATCCCAGATTTCAACATTTCACGTGCGAAGAACGAATTTTATAAGGCGGAGCTGGCGAGAATACAGGTATTGCAGCAAAAGAAAGATCTTATTAGTGCAAAGGAAGTAGAGAAGAAAAGTTTTGAATTAGCGGTTGGTATTCGTGAGGCATTTCTTACGTTGCCTGATCGGGTTAGTAATTTATTTGCAAGCGAAACAGATGCAACGGCAATAGATGGGGTATTGAGGAAAGAAATTCATAGTTGTTTAGAAAGTTTTGTAGAGGCAGCATGAACCCATTTGCAAAAGGATTTCTAGAGGGCATCATTCCGCCGCCACCAATGACGGTTAGCGAATGGAGCGATAAGCACAGACGACTTTCTAGTAAAGGTTCAAGTGAACCGGGGCCGTGGCGTACTTCGAGAGTTCCCTATACAAAAGAGGTGATGGATTGCTTGAGCGTGACGAATACGGATGTTGAAAGAGTTGTTGTAATGTTCGGCGCTCAACTTGGGAAAACAGAAATGGGTATTAACTTCCTGCTTTATACAATCGACCATTGCCCCGCCCCCATACTTTGTGTTGCTGCTTCTTTGGATATGGTCAAGAGGATGAGCCGTCAAAGGCTTGAGCCTGCCTTTGAAGAAACGCCAGTTATAAAAGCGAAAATTGCACCGCAAAGATCAAGGGATGCAAGTAACTCAATGTTTATAAAAGAGTTCCCAAATGGAATATTACTTTGTACTGGAAGCAACTCGCCCGCTGGACTACGTAGCGCTCCGGTCAGATACCTTTTTATGGATGAAATAGATTCTTATCCGTCTGATGCGTCTACCTCCGGCGGGGTAAGTGAAGGAGACCCCTGCGAATTAGCCATCAAAAGAACTTCAACTTTCAGCAGGAAAAAGATATTAATGACAAGTACACCAACTCTAAAAGAGTTTAGCCGCGTTGAATCAGAGTACCTAGCAAGTGACCGCCGCAAGTTCTTTGTTAAATCTCCTTGTTGTGGAAAATATCAAACCCTTATTTGGTCGCAAATGAAATGGGAAAACCGCGACGCTTCGACGGCTAAATATGAATGTTCACATTGCGGGGAAAGATTCGACGAATCACATAAAACCTCAATGCTTAGACAAGGTGAATGGAGGGCAGAGAAACCAATGACAAGAAAGACTGCAGGGTTTCAAATGAGTTCTTTATATAGTCCGGCGGGGTGGCTAAGTTGGCCCGAAATTGTCGAGGAATTTTTAAGGTCTAAGGATGACGCCCCTTTGTTTAAAACGTGGGTTAACACCCGAATGGCTGAAACTTTCGACGAGTCTTACCAATCGCAACTATCAGCGGAAGAGCTATTGGAGAAATGCGAAAAATATAAACCCGGAACAATACCCGATGGGGTGGTTGCGTTGGTTCAGGGGGTAGATATACAGGGTGGATCAGGAACAAAAGATGAAAGAATCGAAATTTCGACGTTCGGAATAGCCCCTGAAGAGCATATGTATTTAATTCAGCATGATGTTATTTATGGCGATCCGAATCAAGGCACTGTCTGGAAAGGTTTAGACGTTTTGTTAACAGCGGAATGGCCACACCCTAACGGCGGAACATTGAAGGTTGATTGTTGTGCCATAGATACCGGCGGAATGGCAACCAACTCTGTTTATAACTATTGCAGAGAAAGAAAGAGTATGAATGTTATTGGAATAAAAGGAAGTAGTCGGCCAGCTCAACCCGTAATAGGTCGCGGTTCTAAAGTAGATTTGAACTATAAAGGTAGAGCAATAAAAGGCGGAGCAACTGTTTATATGGTTGGATCTGACACAATTAAAGATGTGTTGTATAGTAGGTTAAAGTTCAATAATAAATTACATTTTCACTGCGAAACTGATCAGGAATATTTCAAACAATTGACGGGTGAAAAGAAGGTTTTAAAGAAAAGCGGTAGAGGTACGGAATACGTTCAAAAGAGAAATCAAAAAGTTGAGGCGCTCGATTGTGCCGTATATGCTTATTCTGCCCTTAATCATCTCTATCAACGCTTTCCTCGTTCTAAAATCTTCCAAATGTTCACTGATCGGCTCTTAAATTCCGCTAATTTAGCTAAAAAACAACGTCTAAACTCTAAGAAGAAGTCGAAAAAATCTTATGTTGACAATTGGTAAGGGGTTACGATGAATGTACCCGAAACGATACGCGCAGGGTCTACAGCAAAATGGCCAGATTCAAGCACAATTGATGGTTTCGACGAAACTATTTCTTCACCTGATTGGACATTAAAATATTATTTCCGAACGAATGAAGGCGGCGGCCATACTGCAACCGCTGTTCAAGATGGCACCGGATGGAAAACAACAATCACGGCTACAGAAACAGAAGCATTAACGCCGGGGCAATGGTATTGGGTAGCTGAGTTTTCAAAAGGTGCGGAGAAATACACAAGATCAGGGCAGTTAACAGTTTTGCAGTCGTTGGCCTATACAGGAACTAACCCGGCTGCTGTTGATGAAAGAACACAAGCAAAGAAAGATTTAGACGCTTGCACAGCAGCAATAAGAGGTTTAACGACAGACGCCGCGAAGGAATACAGCATAGGGGGCCGATCATTTAAGAAAGTAGATTTACCTGATTTGATAGCTAGAGAAAGCCAATTGAAATTCCAAGTTAATAAAGAAGATCAAAAAAATGCAATAGCAAACGGTCGGGGGAATTTCGCTGTTTCTTATGTGAGGTTTAGGTAATGGGAATTGCTAACGCATGGCGCGAATTGTGGCGATCTAATCCATCGACAATGACAAGACCAAGGCGGCGCATGTATGCAGGGGCAGAAACGTCAAGGCTTACAAGTTCTTGGGCAACTTCTGTTTCATCTGCTGATTCAGAAATTAAGGGCAGTTTGTCTAAGTTGCGTTCTAGATCTCGTCAATTGGTAAGAGATAGTGACTATGCAAAAAACGCTATTCAGACAATCGTTAATAACACGGTAGGAACTGGTATTAAGTTGCAGGCCCAAGTTCGGAAGCAACGCGCAGGAAAAAACGGAAAGTTAGACGAAAAATGCAATCAAGCAATTGAGCGTGAATGGAAAAAATGGGGCCGAAAAGATTGTTGTGATGCAGCGCAAAAAATGTCATGGGAGGACATCAACCGGGCGGCAATTCGTCAGATGGCAGAAGGTGGCGAGTGCATCATCAGAATTATTAGAGGTATTAAGTTCGGGCGCTCAAATGTGCCGATGGCGCTGCAAGTTCTTGAATCTGAAATGCTGGATGAAAATTATTCTGGTAAGAGTCCATCTAAGGGGCTTGAATGGCGGATGGGTTGTTTAGTTGATAAGTATGGAGCCGTTAAAAAATATGCTTTCTTTACTCGTCACCCCGGCGACACTTTATTTCCTACTGATATAAGCGCACAGAAAAATCAACATGTCATTGTTGATGCAAAAGACGTGATCATGCTTTATAAGGTGGAACGCCCCGGACAACATAGGGGAACGCCTTGGCTATCAAGTGCAATTCAAAGACTGCATCATTTAGACGGATATGAAAAGGCGGAATTAGTAAAGGCGAGGGCTTCAAGTGCTTTAACTGCATTTGTGAGTTCACCTGAAGCTGAGTTAGCGGGAATGTCTGACGATGTAGAAGATGGCGAGCGTGTATATGATCTTGAACCCGGCGCGGTAAGACTACTTCAACCCGGCGAACAAATTCATGTACCAGATTTGCACGCACCCGATGGGCAGTTTCAACCGTTCTTAACTGCAATGCTTAGGGCGGTTGCTAGTTCAATGAATATTTCATATGAAAGCTTGAGCCGTGATTATTCGATGAGTAATTACAGTTCTAGCCGTTTGTCATTGTTGCAAGATCAGGCCGGATATAGATCATTACAACGTCAATTAGAAGAATCACTTTTACAAGTTGTTTATGACGAATGGTTAGAGCTTGCCTATTTAGAAGGCTTGTTAGATCTCCCTGCTTATTTGGCACAACCTGATATGTATCGATCTGTTCGTTGGTGCTATCCCCCGTTTCATTGGGTTGATCCTGAGAAGGAAACGAAATCTGCATTAATGGCAGTACAGGCCGGATTCCGTACACAAGCCGACGTAATACAGGAAATGGGGAGTGATTTTGAAGAAGTAATTAATCAAAGAAAGCTTGAAATTGAAACGGCTAAACAATTGGGGCTTAGTTTTATTTCTGACCCTGCTAGTGCTACGCAGGAAACAGCATCTAAAGTAGAAGAAGATAAACCAAAGCAAGACGATGAAGAAAAAGCAACTACGTGATTTAGAAAATCAACTTGTTCAACGTGATTTCTCATTAGATGTAAAACAGGTTGTTGGAAAAGAAGGCGTAGTTAAGGAAAGAACAATTACTTTCCCATTTTCATCAGAGACACCGGTGACACGCCTTTACGGTGAAGAAATCCTTGAACATAAATCAGATAATTGGGATTTAACCCGTTTAAATGATGGCGGCCCTTTATTGTTTAATCATAATTTTGACAGACCAATTGGCGTAGTTGAAAAAGCATATATTTCAAACGAGGATAAAAGAGGTTATGCGGAGGTTCGTTTTTCTAAAGAGGAATTTGCAAGTTCTATTTATAGAGATATTCAAGACGGCATTATTAAAGGCGTGAGCTTTGGTTATGTTGTCAACAATATGGAAGAGCGTTCAGACGGTAAGTTTTACGGCGTTGACATCGCTGTTCACGAATTGAGTATTGCGCCAGTGCCAGCAGATTCAAGCGTAGGGGTGTCAAGGGCTGCTATTGCTGCGGAGGCTACAGAAACTATATCTAATATGACTAAAGAGGAACGTTCCGACGTTTCAGCATCTTCTGATGCACCTGTAAACCCTAAAGACGAGTCAATGACCACTACTCCTAAAGAAAACTTGGAGGTGCGTTCAGAAGCTATTGACGGCGAGAAGCTGTTGAAGGCTGAGCGTGCGAGAATCCAAGAAATCACACAGATCGCAGAAAAATATGACCTAAGAGAATTAGGTCAAGAATACATAAGCAAAGGAAAAGAGGTTTCAGACTTTAATTCAGCAGTCTTAAAAGATCTTGAGCCTAGAAATCAGATTTCTCAAGCATCTGAAACAAACGCAACGATTGGCTTAACAGAAAAAGAGACAGGTAACTTCTCTTTCTTAAGAGCGCTTAACTATCTTGCTAACCCAACAGATTCACGCGCACGCGAGGCGGCTTCTTTTGAAATAGAAGCTAGTGAAGCTGCGGCTGCAAAACTAGGTAGAACTTCAAGAGGTATAACAATCCCTCAAGATGTTTTAACAGCCCAAAGAGACTTGCAAACATCTCCCGGCTCAGCAGGTGGAGACGTTATAAAAACAGACCTTCTAACAGGTTCATTTATAGACCTGCTCAGAAATGAGAGCGCCTGTGCGAGGGCCGGGGCAACTGTCTTATCTAACTTAGAAGGTAACGTAAAGATACCTAAACAGTCTGGGGCCGCTAGTGCAACATGGATAGCTGAAGGCGCAGCAGCAGCAGAATCAGATCAAACCTTGACACAAGTAAGTTTGGTGCCTCGTACTGTTGGTGCTTATACCGACGTAACAAGGAAACTACTTCTTCAGTCATCTATTGACATTGAAAATTTCGTAAGAAACGATCTTGCTAGAGTTATTGCTCTAAAAATTGACCTTGCTGGCCTTTATGGTTCTGGCGTAGCAAATGAGCCTTTAGGACTTAAGAACACAGTTGGCATAGGTGCGGAAGCATTCGCCGGTGCGGTTCCTACTTTCCCTGAAGTCATTGCTATGGAATCTGATTTAGGTTCTGCAAATGCTCTTCTTGGTTCACCTTGCTATATAACAAACGCTTCAATGCGTGGTTCATTAAAAGGCACTAAGAAAGATGCCGGCTCAGGTGAATTTGTTTGGACAGGTGGACAAGATGGCGAAATGAATGGCTATAGAGCTTTCGTTTCTAATCAAGTCGCGGCCGGTGATGTTTGGTTTGGAAACTTTGCTGATCTACTAATGGGCTTCTGGTCTGGTTTAGATCTAACAGTTGATCCTTATACAAACTCAACTTCTGGAACTGTTCGTATTGTTGCATTGCAAGATTGTGATGTAGCTGTAAGGCATCCAGAAAGCTTCTGCTTAGGAACTTAATAAGTAATGAGGATCGAAATCCTTAGCTCAACTTGGTTGCAAGGGGAATTGGCAAAAGTAGGTGATGTAATTGAAACATCTTCTGAAAATGCTAAAACCCTTGTAGTCATGGGTAAAGCAAAAGAGGCCGTCGAGGTCTGTTCAATGAAGGTAGAAAAGAAAACAACTCCTAAACGTAAAAAACCCTCAACTCCTATAAAAAAGGAATCTGAAGAATGACCATCCACAATCTCGGTTCAAAAACCGAAGTTCTAAGCTTGCTAGGCAATGACGTCCTAGCCTCAACCGCCGTAGGTTCAGCCGTTGACATCCAAGGCTATGAAGGATCAGCAGCTTTTGTTTTAACAGCGGAAGCCGGCGGGTCTGGTATTACTTACGCCATTAAGATCACTGAATGCGACACCTCAGGCGGTACTTATACAGACGTTACAGATGGTGCTTTTACAACTACTTCTGCAAATACAGCTCTAGTTGAAAAGATCTACCTTAACGTTTCTGAACTTAAGCAGTATCTAAAAATCAGTTCTACTGTTGCTGGAGGAACAGGGGCAGGGGCTGTCGCGATCGTAGCTCTTGCTTCTAAGAAGTACAGCTAATTAGTTAAGTGTCATTCTCTGACGATTTAACAAGCATGTTTAATGGGCCCTTCGGTGTTTCATGCACTGCGGGGTCTGTTAGTGCGAAAGGCATACTTGATGAACCAACTTCTACAATCATCGGTGATCAAGTACTTTTTACTGATTATGTTTTGCATTGTTCCGCGTCAGATTTTGGAACCTTAAAAGGTGGCGACAGTATCACGGTACAAAATGCAGCGGGTAAAGATATTGCTTATACAGTTCGATCGAATGACAAAGGATTAGACGGCCTTACTTGTGAAATCTCCTTGCAAAAAACCTAATGGCTAGTAAAAGGGAAGACATACTAAACGCAATTAAAACGGCCCTTGCTAATACCACCGGAGTCGGGAGTCGCATTTATAGAAGCCGAACGATCCCCCTTCAACAACGTTCAGAATTACCAGCCCTTTTGATTTCTTGGTCAACTGATACAGCAGAACAAAATACTTCACTGCCTACTCTTGATTGGTCGCTTTCTGTCACGGTAACAATTTTAAGTTCTGGCAATGTTCCAGATTCGCAGGCAGATAATACGTTAATCAGTATGCACAGTAAAATAATGGCAGATTTAACGTTAGGGGGTGAGGCTATTGATGTTGAACCTACTGACCAAAGCTTTGAGGCGGTCGATGCTGATCAGCCTTTAGGTGCTATTAATTGCAGCTATTTAGTAAGATATAGAACACAGGTCGATGATCTAACGCAGTAATAGGGCTTAATAATAACGGTGTCTAATATGAAGACATAGGAATATTTTTTAGAGCTGTGCCAAAGTTAGCCCGAAAGAAAACGATCCTTCTAAAAAAGGAAACAACAAGCGGAACTGATGCGTCGCCTACGGCTGCTGATAACGCTGTCTTAGTGAGAGAAGTAACAGTGACGCCGATTGAATCGGATGAAGTAACAAGAGATTTAGTTAGGGGATATTTAGGGAATAGTGATGTTTATTTAGCTAACCAAAGAGCAACGGTTACTTTTGATGTTGAAATTCAAGGATCGGGCACAGCCGGAACTTCCGTTCAATGGGGCCCTGCTTTAGAAGCGTGCGGAATGGTTCACACAGACGCATCAACTACAAATACATACGCGCCAACATCTGACCCCGCTGCAATGTCTAGCGTGACTATCTATTGCAACTATGACGGGGTAAATCATGCCATTGTAGGAGGAAGAGGAACTTTTACGGTTACGGAAGAAGTAGGTCAAATTGGAGTTATTAGCTTTACCATTACTGGAAAATATGCGGCTCCGGCTACGGTATCGGTTCCTAATTGTGTTTATCAAAATCAGGCTGACCCCGTTCTTTTCAAACAAGATAATGTAACGGCTTTTGAAATCTTTGGTAGTTCCTTGCCTCTCCAATCGTGGTCATTAGATATGAACAACGAAACTCCTTATAGGGAATTAGTAGGCACGACTGCATCAAAAGAAGTTTTAATTACTGACAGAAAACCGGCAGGATCTTTAACAATAGAAGCGCCAACATTATCAGCTAAAAACTTTTTTACAATTGCAACAGGAACCGCAACCGGTACAAATAAATTTATTCACGGAACAACAGCAGGCAACAAAGTTCAATTTAGTTGTCCTTATACAGATATATCAGCGCCGACTTATGAAGAATCAGATGGCATTTTGACAATGAATTTACCTTTTACCGCAACGCCTAGTTCAGGTAATGATGAGCTAGAAATAAAATTCTTATAGGCATTGCTTTTACTATTGAAGGGGTTTACTCTTAATACGACTTAATAGTAAATGAATGTCTTTTGTTTTAGATCAATCTGACACCTATAAATGGCCGGTTGTGCATGAAGTACCGGTGGACGGTGGCAGGCATGAGAAAAGAACGTTTGATGTTGAATTTAAACGGACAACACAATCAAGGATTCGTGAAATTGGCGAGCTTGTAGAAAAGGGTGAAATAACTGATATTGATTTAGTTGTTGAGGTAATGGTTGGATGGGAGGGCGTAACTGATCCCGATGGCAACGCAATTAAATTTTCACAGAAAGCACTTAGTCGATTTTTAGAAGTGCCGATGCTTGCCAATAGTGTTTCAGAAGCATTTTTTAAAAGTGTTGCCGGGAAGAAAAGAAAAAACTAACAGACGCTGCTTTGCATTGGTGTAATAGTGGCGTAATAGATGAGACTCAATCAGATGCTTTAGCTTTAGGTGCAATGAATGTTCCTGAACCTGAACCAGAAAAACCTTTTGAGGTATTAGAAGAAAATTGGCCTGCTGTTGAATTATTTTTAAGGGTTCAAACTTGTTGGCAAGTTGGAGGGTTGGGAACAATAACGGGTTTATGCTATCAAGACGTAATAAGTGTAGCTAAACTCTATTCAGTAGCAGACTTGCCGGCTGTGTTTGAAGATCTTCAAATATTAGAAGTAACGGCAATGGCTGAAATGAATAAGGAGAAGAAGTAAATGCCTAGAGGAATCCCCGGATCTGGAAATAGTAAGTACGGGATCACTATCTCCGCGAATGTTAAAGGACAAAATAAAATCAAGGCTCTTGGAAACAGTATGCAAGGCCTTCAAGGTCGGGCAAAGAATCTAGCGGGAGCATTCAAAGGATTACTTGGCCCATTACTTGCAATAGGTGGGGCAGCGGTAGCAGTTCAAACACTTAGAAAAAGTTTTGATGTATTAGCAGAAAGAGAGGCAGATTTTGCAACGTTGGCAAATGGATTAACGAGGGTTAGCACTGATGCACCAAAGGCGGCGAAGGCTTTAAGAGCTATGGCTGACGAGTTAGGATTTAAAACTTTATTTGATGAAAAGGCATTTCAAAAAGGGTTTGCGTTGTTAACCAGTTTTAAAAATATTGGTATTGATTCTTATGGCCGGGTAGCAGAAACGGCGGCGGATTTAGCGCAGATTAACCAAGTTGATTTGAAAAGTTCTTTCTTACAATTAGCAAAAGCTTTAAGTGATCCAACAAGAGGATTAACGGCGTTGTCTCGTTCAGGTGTGATATTTACGGAACAACAACGAGAAATGATTCTTGAGTTGCATAACTCAGGGCAACAGATGAAAGCGCA